CGCCGCCAAAGAAGGCACGGTCAAGTGGCAGTTCAAAGAAGACCATCAGAATCCCGGCGCCTTTATTTCGGGACTTGTGCTGCAGCGGAATGAAGGGGTCATTGTCAGCCCGCAGCACCCGGGCTACGTCAAGCGATAAGGGAGGAAGGTATGAAACCAGAACGCCTGGTTGTCGTCACCGGAGGGGGCCGCATGGGCACCTCCCTGGTCTGTGACCTGGCCGAGGCATGCGGTTACTCGCTGGGCCCAAAGGTGAAGCGTAGCGACGATCTGCGGGCGATCCGCAACGAGTGTGGGGACATGCACCGCAAGCTGCCCGGACCCCAGGTGGAGCGCGAGGCGCTGCTACAGGCCAAGCTCCTGGAGTTCGCTGAGCTGGGCACCACCGTAGTGAAGGTGGCTTACCATTGGGACTTCTGGCTGCCGGAGTTACTGCGCGAGATCGACGACCTGCGCGTGCTGGTGTGTCTGCGTGACCCGGACCGAGTCCGCTGGAGCCGACGGTCCTTGGATGTCAAGTCGGATTGGGAGGTGAACGTACCGCACGAAAACTCCCTCAGTGTGAAGTATCTCACCGACCCGGACTACGAAACCCTGGCCGTCAGCTTCGAGCAGCTACTACGCAAGGACGAAGGGCAGCTCCGAGCGATCATTGACTTTCTCGGCAGCGAGGCCACCATCGAAAGCCTGGCTGCCATCATCCACCCCGAGGTGGTACGCTACCCGAAATGAGCCAGCCCATGAATGAGGACTCGACACGTAGTGAAGCCCTGCCGCCGCTGTTGCTGGACATAGGTTGTGGTTCGCACAAGGCACCAGGGCACATCGGCCTGGACCGCCTACCTGCACCGGGCGTCGACGTAGTGCGGGACCTGGTCCGCGGCCTGCCATTCAACGACCAGACCTTCGACGGCATGCGGGCTCACCACGTCATAGAGCACTTTGCCGGCGACGACCTGATCTTCGTTGTCGAAGAGATGGCCCGCGTCTGCAAGCCTGGTGCTGTGCTGGAAGTGACCGTCCCGGACGCGACGAGCGAGAACAGGTACCGGGATCCAACGCACGCCACCCGGGACTGGGCAGCCGACTCGTTCATGCTGTGGTGCGTCGATGCAGAAGGGGAGTACCTGATCCACGACAGGCCGAGCTACGAACGGCGGGCGAAGCTGGCGGTACTGACGACGGCGGTGAACACCAACGCAGACCGGCTGTATCGGTTGCAGGTGCTGGCATGAGTGACCAGTGGGCAGACATAGTCCTCGGCAGCGCCACGCTGTTGGTGCGCGATCGGCACGGCCGCGTCCTCCTCAACCTGCGGGATGCTAAAACCAAGTGGGCCCCGAACCTATGGACCTTGCCAGGCGGGCATCAGGAAGAGGGCGAAACGCTGGCCCAGACAGCCCGCCGGGAGCTGAAGGAAGAGACGGGGCTAAACTCCCTGGAAGCTGAATGGCTGCCGCTCTATACCGTACTGGAGGAAGTATATTGGGACAATACGCCACATCCTGCTGTGATACTGACGCTCAATCGGCAGGTGCCTGACAAGATAGAGTGCCACGAAGGGCAAGCCATGGAATGGTTTTCCCCGCAGTATATCGCTGAGATGATAGACATAGTCGAAGCTCACCGCGAAGTCGTGAGGTGCCATTGTGGGATCTGAACTTACCCCAGCAGAGAGGGCTTATAGGTGGAAAGTCAGTACCGGAATGATTAAACGACCGGGGATCCTCAGACGGTACGCCGGCAATCCGGCCTTACGGTTTTGGAGTAAGGTCCGCTTCAGGCCTCAGCCTCACTGTTGGGAGTGGACGGGAGCCATACAGAATACAGGCTATGGGGCTGTCCGTTGGGAAGGCAGAACTGTATCGCCCCATCGACTCGCATTCGAGTTCTGCGTGCGCCCGATCGCCGACGGAGAGTTGGTCTGCCATAAATGTGATAACCGCAGGTGCGTGAACCCGGCACACCTATTCGCGGGTACCCCTGCTGACAATTCCAAGGACGCTGCCCTGAAGAGCCGGATTCCCAGCAAGCTATCCGTTGCCGATGTCACGGCGATACGGTCACGGATTGGTGGGTATGGCACCCAGACAGCGCTCGCGCGGGAGTATGGAGTCTCGATATCCACAATCAATCACATCAAGACCGGCCGAAACTGGAGGCATACCGGATGAGCGATGTCACGGCATATACTATCAGCAGCGGCGGGAAAATCCCCCTCGTCGAGTGGTGCATAACCAATGCCTTTGAGCGCGCTGGCTACGACCATTCCTGGCTGGTGGTTGGCTGGGGCGAAGACGGGGAGTTGGCAGATTGGTGCAGCCACAACGGCATCGCCTATAGCCCTGTAGAGGTAGAAGAAATACCCGAAGGTGGCGATACCGGGGCCTTTCTCCGCAACCTCTATAAATGCTGGAACCACGCATATGAGCACGCCGAAACCAAGTGGGTCTTCCGTACGGGGTCGGACCAGGCCATGAGCAAGAGCTGGCTCAAGAACCTGATGGCCCTCCCGGAGCGCTACGGCGAGCGCGCCGTCTACCACATGACCACCATCGAGAGCCCGGTGGCGGTGCACAGCCGGCACGATATTCGGGATTGGGGCACGGCTTGGGATGAGATGGACTGGCAGCGGTTCGACGCCTACGCCAACGACCTGGCGCACCGCTTCACAAACGAGCCGGTGGTGCCGGGCCGGTACTGTGACCTGTGGTACAACCATCCAACCCTCGGACAGCAGCGGCGGCCGGACGGGTGTAGCTGGCTCCAGACCCGGGAGCTGTGGGCTGAGTTCGGCCCGCTCTCCGATAGCCTGCAACACGGCGTCATCACTGGGGATGTATCCTACATGGATGCCCTCTACGATGCCGGGATAACGGGATATCTGGTTCGTACGGCTTCCACATATCATCTAGTTCGTGGGAGTTCCCGGGAGCAGCAGAAATGAACAAAACCACCGTCATCATCCCCATGGCCGGGCACAGCAGTAGGTGGAAAGAGTCCGGCGGCGAGGGCTCGAAATACTACGCCGATGTGGCTGGCAAGCCGCTCTTCCTGCGGGCCCTATCCTGTATCCCGGCCGAGCTGGTGCACGAAGTCATCCTTGTTTGCCTGCGTGAGGACGAGAGAGTGGCCGCCGGGGCCTTTGCGCTGATGCGGCAGGAGGGATACCCCGGCAAGATCAAATGGCTCCAGGAGCCCCCACAGGGCCCCTTGGTGACGGCCTTCACTGCGTCAGTAGGCACCCGCGAGGGCCCGCTGCTGGTGTTGCACGCCGACCAGGTCTTTGACTGGCCCGGGGGTGGACACTTCCTGGGCTTCTGCGAAGGCTCAGGTGCTGCGGGCGTCATTCCCTACGTCGAGCGCGAGGTGGAGAATTGGGGGTATCTGCTGCTGGCCCCCGAGGATCGGATCCTGGCCGTAGTGGAGAAGACCAGGGTGAGCAATCACGTCACCTGTGGCTGCTACTGGTTCGCATCGTCACTGCAGTTCCAGCACGCGGCCTCTCGGGCGATAGACAAGAGGCTTACCTCGCGCGGGGAATACTACGTCGGCACGGCGGCCAACGGTCTGCTGGAAGCAGGGAAGGAAGTGCGCGGGTACCGGATTGACGGAGTGCAGCAGGTGACGACGCTGGAGGATCTGGAAGAGCTGCGCGGGAGGTATGGCGGGTGAAATACGAAGACGCAGTGCCAGGCAGGCAGGTAGAGGTACGCTGGGAGAAAGTGCCTGGGCCGATCTGGGAGCCTGTTGCACCGGACGCCAAGGGAAGCGAGCACGGGTACGAATGGGGAACGGCACAGATCAAAGCACGGCGCCGGCGGAAGCGGCGTATCTGGGTTGAGCTTCATGTCGGGATATACGCTATCAATGACGAGAAACGCCCGGAGCGCTGCGAGACAGGAGATGTTACCCGTTGGGTACCGATCGCCTGGCTACGGCCTACAACATGGAAGGCAGGGCAATGACTGAAGAACGCAAGCGTGACTACGACTGGCACCGGCACTACTACAAGGGGCGTATCGGCCTGGCAGTGCTGCTGGAGGATGAACTCGCCCAGGTGGCTGAGACCATCGGGCGCATGCGGCCACGGCTGACCCGGGTTGTCCTGGCGCGCACCGGGGACGACCTGCCGAATGAATGGCCCCAGCATCTCGACAAGCACGAACTGCTGCCGCCGCTACCGGAAGACCTGAACGAATGGGAGAAGCCGACCCAGGCTATCGCCCGGGGCTACGAGAGGCTGGCCGCCATGGCTGCCGAGTTCGACGACGTGGACTGGTGGGTGTTCCTCCTGGGCGATACTGTCCTGCTGCATGAGTACGGCATCGAGAGCATCATCGCCGCCACCGAGGCAGTAGAGGCGGATGCTGCCGTGGCCCAAGCCCTGGGTCAGGAGTTCCACGCTGCCGACCTGACGGAGGAAGACCTGAAGGACGGCAAGACCGGAGGGCGTTTGCAGGAAGAAGGCACCCTGGACTTCCTGCCTCATCTGTTCGTGGTCCGGCACGGAGTCGTAAAGATCGGGATGCTGTCGGCCATCCCCCTGGCCAACCGCTGGAACATCGAGGAGTGCTTGGGCAAGACCCTGGAAGCCGCACAGCTTTACGTGTTCTCCTCTGAGGCCTTCGGTTTCACCGACGGCGTAGTCTACAACGCGAGGTACTGACATGCAGACAGATACGTTTGGCCAGCTACTCGACAGGATCGTGATTGCCCGGCTGAAGTCACACCACCACCGTGCGGCAGGTTCGGAAGCTGTGGCCCTGGTCTTGGACGAAGAGGCCGAGATGCTGGCTCGTGCTGCCGATGACCTAGTGGCCTTGGTGGAGGCCGGAGAGCCGGTGCCGCCGGTGAAGCTCAACACCAGGTTCCATGACCATATGGCTATCGAGGGTCAGGACGTGGAGCAGCCGCTGACCGTCTGGCTATCCCTGGACGGCCTGGTGAAGTGTCACGCCAACTACTGGCTCCACCAGGGGCAGATCAATGAGGCCAAGGCCAAGCTGGTGGAGTTGGAGCAGGACAGCTCGGGGCAGCATCTTGAAGAGCGTCACGGAATCGAGGCGGCTATGGTGCGCGACCAGCGCGTCTGCGACAACTGCAACCAGATTCGCAACCAGCTCATCCAGCAGGCTGACGAGCTGTGGCTGGCGAGCATAGGTACCAGATCATGAAAGCGGCCTTATCGCGCTGGTGGAATTGCTCGGTCAGGATGCTGCATGACGACAAAGTCATTTCGTCCCACCCCCTCACTGTCAATGGGCATCCGATGGTGGATGTGGAAGGGCATGAGGTGCACATCCAGCTGCGCCAATGTAGCCGATGTGGCCGAAGAGAAACCCACTTACCTAACCTATCCTTCACCGTCAATTGCCTGGTCCCCCACGAGGTCCGAGCAGAGGTAACTGTGAAATGAACATCCTACTTGTCGGAGGGTGCGGCTACCTCGGTGGCGCAGTCCTCGATGTCCTGGCCGAGACCGAGTACGAGGTCGTCACCTACGACGCCCTGCTATACCACGACCTCTATCAGCGCCCGGGCCGATTCATTCGCGGCAACATCCTGGACTCGGAACTGCTGCTGCCAGAACTGGAGCGAGCAGACGCCGTCATCTGGCTCGCGGGCCTGGTAGGTGATGCTGCCTGCGCCGGGCAGCCGGAGGCCGCTAGAGCATTCAACGTGCATTCTGTTCGTTGGCTCACACAGCACTACCAGGGCCGTATTGTGTACCCGTCTACTTGCTCCGTCTACGGACAGCAGGTGGAGCTATTGGATGAGTCAGCTCCGCTCTCACCTGTCTCGGCCTACGGTCAGCAGAAAGTGGAGGCCGAGGTACTGCTATCGCGCGCCGATGCCGTCATCTTCCGGCTGGGCACTCTCTTCGGTCTCGGTGATCGCTACGGCCGGTTCCGTATGGATCTGGCAATCAATGGGATGACGGTGCAGGCAACGCGGTATGGCACGATCACTGTCCACGGCGGGGACCAGTGGCGGCCATTCCTTCACGTCCGGGATGCCGCCAGGGCGATGACCTATGGGCTCAAAGGAGAAGCCGGGATATACAACCTGGTAGGTGAGAATCTGCAGATCAGCGGCTTGGCCAACCTACTGGCGGTAGAGATCCCTGGACTGCGTGTAGATTGGGAGACCGGAGTCGACGCTGACCCCCGGGATTACCATGTATCTGGGGAGAAGGCTGATACGATGCTGGGTTTCCGGCCATTGGAAACAGTTGGTATTGGAGTCAAGGAAATCATGGCCCTGGTGCGTTCCGGCCGGCTGGCCAATCCAGACAGTCCGCGCTTTCACAATCGCGAGTGGCAGAAACAGACGTGGGGAGCTTGAGCAGATGGCAGACGTGACGGCATTCAAGGGCACCGCCTCGTTCGACGACCGGGGTTGGCTCGTATACGCCAATGAGTTCGACCCGGCTGCCGCAGGCATCAAACGCTTCTACACGGTGGCCAACCACCGCCAGGGTTCCGTGCGCGCCTGGCATGGGCACGCGAAGTCCGACACCTACCTGTGGGTGCTGCAGGGCATCTGGAAGATCGCCGCGGTTAGTGTAGCTGCGGTCGACGACGCAGAGGAGGCGTTCCTGGACGGCAAGGACGATTGGAAGACCGAGCCGGCAGCCTTCTACTCGGCGACCGGCTACATACTGCGCGTCCCGGCGGGCTACTACCACGGGCACCAGAATCTGTCGGAGGGTGCCTTGCTGGGCGTCTTCTCGACAGCTACCATCGACGAAGTCAAAGACGACGACCTGCGCCTGGAGTGGGATCACTGGCCAGAGATGTGGAAGGAGAATCCGCGATGAAGCTCTTGGTACTCGGCGGCACCGGGATGCTCGGCAGTATGGTAGCCAAGCTGGCCCCGGCCGAATGGGAAATCACCGTCACTGCACGGTCCAAGGCACCGTATCCGTATGAGGTCCAGAACGGGCACTGGCGGTGGCTGGATATCCTCCCGGCAGACAGCATGTGGCTGGTCGAACTGGCCAGCCTTGCCGAGGGCGTTGACTGCATTATCAACTGCCTGGGCGCCACGAAACCGCTGATGGGTACGGCCGGCGCCAGGATCGCCAACCGGATACTGCCGCAGCATCTGGATGGGCTGGCCCCCTGTGTGATCCACCCCAGCACCGACTGTGTTTTCAGCGGCACCGCGGGACTGTATACCGAGACGGACCAGCCGGACGCTGATGATGATTACGGGTTGTCCAAGGCCAGGGGGGACGAAGCCGGGCTCTTCACCCTGCGCTGCTCTCTCATCGGCCCGGAGTGCCACTACCCGGCCCGCCACCTCTACGGTACCGTCCTCGAGGAACGCATCTCCAACGGCTACACCGACCACCTGTGGAACGGGGTCACCACCCTGGCCTGGGCCAAGCTCGCCCTGGCCATTGCACAGGACCCGGGCTTGCAGCCGGCCGCCACGGACGTTTCCCTGTTCCACGTCACGCCGCGCGGGGTGTGCAGTAAGGACCGGCTGGTAAGCACCATCCTGCAGAGTCACGGGCGGCACAACGTGGAACTGCACGGCATGCCGAGCGGCACGCCCGTCGACCGGACGCTGGCCACCAACCACCCTGCTATGGATTATCTCCTCTGGCTCGCCGCTGGCTACTCGCCGCCGCCGACAATCGAGCAGATGGTCTGGGAGCTGGCCGACTTCTGCCGGGCCGAGCACTGGCCGCCGACGGAGCACGGGTGGCGGTACTGGAGACACAACTAGTGTGCTGCTGGGTGCTCATCCTGAGTTGTGTGGCCTGCGCTATTATATGGCTGATATCGGCCATTGCTTATAGAGAGTATAGAAAGGGCCTTCCGCCCGTGGTCGGATGTATTATCCCACTCCGCTTTCTCACTGTTTACTCCCCGCGTGACGCCCGGCACTTGGGCCGGGTATGCTGCCATGCCTGGGCGCTGCCTTTCCGCTACCCAGAGAGGATTCCGTTCGTATGAGAGTCGCCACTATCCTCGGCACGCGTCCTGAGATCATCCGGCTGTCGCTGCTGCTCCCCCTGCTGGACGACCTCCTGGGCCCGGGCAACCACCAGGTCTTCCACACCGGGCAGAACTTCGATGCTGAGCTGGACGGCAATTTCTGGGACGAGCTCAAGCTGCGGCCCCCGGATTTCCATGCCGGTGCCGGCGGAGGCACCTTTGCCGAGCAGTTGGCTGGCTTCTTCCCGAAGCTGGAGAACTGGTTGGGCTCATTCCAGCCTGACCGTTTCCTGGTCTTGGGCGACACCAACAGCTCGCTCGGGGGCCTGGTTGCTGCCCGTATGAGGATCCCGGTGTACCACCTGGAGGCCGGCAACCGCTGCCACGGTCCTGAGAGCCCCGAAGAGGTGAACCGCCACGTCATCGACCACGCGGCTACCGTGCACCTGTGCTACTCAGAGCGGGCCCGAATGAACCTAGTGGCCGAGGGGCTGCCGCTGGCCCGGACGTTCGTAGTAGGCAACCCCCTGGCCGAGGTATTACACAGAGGCAAGGCTATGACCGAAGATCCCGGGGGTGAGTTCTTCCAGGTGCACGGTATTGCCGAGGGCGAGCAGTATGCCCTGGCTTCCCTGCACCGGGCCGAGAACACGGCCGGCGAACGCCTGTGGGACTTCCTGTCGGCCATTGATGGGACCGCGCAGCAGCTCGGGTACAGGGTCTTGATGTCTACCCACCCGCGCCTGCGCCAGCGCCTCGATGCCAAGGAAAACGGCGGCGTGTGGTATCCTAACATCAGCTTTCACAAGCCTTTACCGTACTACGACTATGTCAAGCTCCAGCGCTTTGCCGAGGTTATCCTGTCGGACAGCGGCACGGCTCCCGAATCCTGCGCCATGCTCCGCAAGCCCCTGGTGGCCCTCCGGGACTATATGGAGCGCCAGGAGCTACTGGAAGCCGGCTGTTGCGTCCTGTGGACGGACCGGTCCCAGATCAGCCTGAAGGCCGCTATAAAGGCCGTACAGTGCACTTCGCTCTTCCCCCCTGTTATCCCCCCGGAACATGCCCCGAGGCCCGTAGCAGCTACGGTAGCCCGTCTCCTGCTGTCTCCAGTCCCTCCCGCCTGACCTGTAGTACCGCTCGTCGCCGCTATCCCTAGGCGCATACCAACGCGAGGGGACCGCTGCGATGAGCCTGAACAGCACGAATGACCTTGAGCTGGGCGTCGATACCTACGCCACCTTCGCGTCTATCCTAGCCCACATCCCGCACATCACCCTGGACAACTCCGTTACCAAGCCTACCCGGGCCCAGGCCTGTGGGATTGCTCGGCAGATATTCGGGCAGCTCAACGGCGCCCTGAAGGTCCTGGGCTACCAGGTCCCCGTCGCCTCGGGCAATGCTACGACGTTCGCCTACGTGGCTGCCATGTCAGCGATTGGAACGGCGAAATCCCTGGAAGCTGCGGCGGCCAGCGTGGACGGCCGGGCCAGTGAGACGGCTGATTTCCTACAGCGGGAATACGCCCTGCTATGGTCGTCACTGCGGAAAGGCGAAGCAACCTTACCTGGTGCTGCACGCTCCAATCCCACCAAGCACGAGGGGGAGCGCAAGCCTGCAGTCGGGTTCCGAGACACGGCTGGCACCGAGGCCACGTCTGCGTTCTCTATGGACACGGAGTTCTGATGCCCTTCACGATCGGCCTGGATATAGCAGGGGTGAAGCAGGTCCACCGTGCCCTGATGGTCAAGTCGGAAGCCGTGAAGGATCTGCGCCCGGTTTGGGATGACATCTACAAGGACTTCCTGAAGCGCGAGAAGCTGGTCTTCCAGCGGCAGGGCAACGTCGGGAGCCGGACGCGAGAGGTAACGGGAGCCAAGAAAGGCGGCAGCTGGGGGAAATGGGAACCGCTGGACAAGGCTTACGCTGCACGCAAGAGGGCAGCCGGCTTTGGGTCGAAGATCCTGGTGCGTACCGGTGACCTACGAGATAGCCTCACACAGCGCGGGCACTCGGAGGCCGTGTTCAACCCATCGAAGCGCTGGCTGACCATGGGCACGACGGTTCCCTATGCCGGCTACCACCAGACCGGCACCGGCCGCAGCGGCGGCCGTAGTGGCTCAACTATCACACGGATGCCGGCCCGCGAGCCTATTCGTATCAGTGAAGCCCAGGCCAGGTTCTGGGTACGGCTCGTCAACAAGTTCCTCCACGAGAGTGGCCAGTTCGAGCGAGCAAACTGATGTCAGGCAAACGCGATATCGCCTGGGTTGCAGACCAGATCGTCGATACCTTGACGACCGATCTGCCGGCCATGCTCGACACCCTGGAGGCCGAGTACGCCGACGGGCTCGAACTCCCGGATATCCCTGGGGCCCACATCTTCATGGCCGAGAAGTTGAGGCTGCCGTCGGTGCCCTTTGTGTTTGTAATCCCCGACCGGACGGAGACCCAGCCGTTCTCCGGCGAGAGCCGCTACGGTATTGAATTCCATCAGCTCACGATCGCCGTCGTCGACGGGGGGAACATAACCCCAGACCTCATGAAGCGGCGCTGTATTCGCTATGTCCGAGCCGCCCAGGAGGTATTGCTTGCAGATCGAACGCTAGATGGAACGGTAGAGGATGTGCTGGTTATGGGCAAAGACTATGCCCCACTCATGCAAGTCGAATCCGGCCTGATCCAGGAGGGCCAGGTTACCGTCCGCGTACAGACGCTGACATAAGAGGAGAACACAATGCCCCTGTACCGAAATGACGGCCAGGCACCAGTGAAATACGGCACGGCCACCATCGAACCTGGCGACACTGTAGATGCCAGTGCCCTGCCGAGCAAGAACTTTACCCTGGTCGAACCCGATCCACCGAAGTCGGCACGCCGCACGCGCAGTGCCGCCGCGGCCGACCCGGTGCCCGCAGCCACGGAGTAACCCGCACAACCACGACCCGAAGGGGGGAACACCATGCCCGATCTTTTCCCAGGCAGTCAGACAGTTTGCTATGTCGAGCGCGAAGTGGCGTACGGCACGGCAAGGCCGCTGAATGGCGCCGATGCATTCTACACCATGTCCGAATCGCTCACGCCTGCCCAGGAACGCGAGGTGCGGCCGGACCGTTCTGGCTCACCCGACCACGTCGAGCGCGTCATGGGGCGCAAATCTGCCGAGGTGGAATTCTCCACCCTGCTGCTCCCCTCGGGCTCCATAACAACCGAGCCGGACACCGGCATGCTGTGGCAGAACGCCTTCGGGCGCCTCTCGATCAATGCCACCGGGTTGGAGTACGTCCAGGCAACGGCGCACAATTGGGCCGTCACCGTGCGACGGGCGATCCGCGCTGGCGGGGGCCAGGGCGTAGCCGATCTGCAGGAGCACGTCCGGGGCGTCATCATCAACGCCGTCGAGATCGCCTGGGGTAGCCAGGGCCAGAATGGCCTGGCCACCACCACCTTCCGTGGGATGGGTAAAGACTGGGGCCACACCGGCAACACCAGCCTCGCCAGCGGATACGTGACACTCGGGACCGGGAATACGTCTTTCCGCGTAGCCGCACCCAAGCAGCTTTCAGCCAACAGTCTGGTCAAGCTGATCACATCCATCTCGGATACGGGCAGCGGGGCCTCGGGTATCCTGGTCGACTCGGTGAATATCACGACAGGCCTCGTGTCGTTCAACTCCGGCACCACGATGGTCGCCACAGGTGCATCGGGTCGCGCCATCGTCCCTTACAACCCGACGGCCGTAACGGCAGGCTCGCCGATTCACGCACGGGTAGGCTTCCTGAGTCTTGACGGTTCCGCAACCCAGATCGAGCACCTGGGCGGGCGCATCACCTTTGAAGACAACCGTGGCCTGCTCAACGAGGAAGTCGGGCACGACTCACCGTCCCGTGCCCTGCGCGAAGACCGACGCAATGTCACCTTCTCGCTGGACTTCCTGGTGCGGAGGGAAAACCTGGGCGAGCTGCTGTCAGATATGCAGACCAACGCCGCGCAGAACATCCAGGTGAACCTCGGTTCCGTGAAGTACAAGACGGTCAAGATCCACATGAAGAACGCCGAGTGGGACATGACCCCCGTGGACATCCCGGATCAGGGGATGATGCGGATTTCGATGGCTGGCAGCGCGCTGGGCACCAACGGCAACGACTCGCTCAAGGTTCGGTTCATGTAGCAGTAGTCTCAGGGGGGATGGAGGAGTAACAGCATGGCCCTGAAGATCACCCGGGCATGGCAGCCCTTTACGCCGACGGCAATGGGCAACGCAGACCTGCCGGAAGCCGAGCAGATCAGTTGCGAATACAAGACCATGACCGTGGACGATGTGTTCGCAACCCAGGATGAGCTGGACGTAGATGTCATGATGGACCAGGAAGAAGGCAAGCAAGACCCCCGGACCCAGAAGAAGAACTGGGGTCTGATGAAACATATCGTCGGTGCCTATACGAACAACTGGCAGGGGATCGAAGTCGACGGCGAGGCGATAACAGAGGGCGAGGCCGTCGCCAGCAACATCGGCATGGATGCCATGGAACTGCTCGGGGAAGTCGTGAATGTGATAGTGAGCGGGAGCGAGGGCACAGAGGATGAGGCAAAAAACTCCGACGGGCAGTCCGAGCCGCCGAACTCGGAATCCGCTACGACTGCCGAGTCTGTATTGCCGGAGGATTCCGAGACGAGCGTGGCTGCGGACACCGCAGTGTAGACACAGTCGAAACCAGCTCGTTACTGCACCACCTCGGCGGCCAGGAGTACATGTCAGAGTGCCCGATGTCCGCGATACCGAAAGGCATCTGGGATACCCTGGATCTCTTCTGGCTGTGTCACACGCGTTCTCCTGGCATGTCTGGGTGGACGGTGCAGCGCACGGCCTATCCCGAACCTGGCACCCCCCTCGAACAAAACAACTGGACGATGTGGGCCTTCGGCGTGCTGCAAGCCGAGTTCTACGCACTACAGGCTGACCGCCAAGATGACCAGCGAACAGCGAACGACCTGGAGCAGCAGCACCGGAAAGTGCAGGCAGAGAGTCAGGGGCGATAGATGCCTGAAGTAGTCATACGGATTACCGGCAAAGACGACGCCTCGGCTGTCCTGGCGAAATTCCAGCGCCAGATGGGCGACGTTGACAAGCGCTCTGTCAAGCTGCGTCGTAGTCTGGGTGCGACGACGACGGCCATGCAAAGAACAGCGCGTGGCGCACTCGTCATGGCCAAGGCATTTGTGGGAATCACTATAGCCGCAGGGGCATCGACCGTAGCCCTGGCGAAGTACACCGACCGCTGGACGCTACTGACGAACCGTGTTCGTCTCTTTACGGCCTCACAGGTCGAGGCCAACATGCAAGTGCAAGAGCTGTTCTCTATCTCCCAAGAGACCAGGGGGTCGCTGGAAACAACCGCACTGCTGTACAGTCGCATGGCCTTTGCCAACGAAGAAATGGCGCTGTCGGCGGAACGCATGAATCGCATCATGAAGACCGTCAACCGCACGGTCTTGATTTCCGGGTCGAGTACCGCGGAGGCCGCTGGTGCGATGCGGCAGTTTGGCCAGGCGATCGGCTCAGGGGAATTCAGGGGCCAGGAACTCGTAGCAGTTGCTGAGCAGTTGCCTGGCCTGCTCCAGGGAATAGCTGAAGGTGCAGGCCTGTCGGCAACAAAGATCGTGGCCCTTTCCCGCAAGTCGCAGGACGCTGTGCTGACGACCGAGGTTGTTATCGCAGCCTTAGAGAAGATGGAATCCACCGTGACTGAGCGCTTTGAGCGCATGCAGGTCACTGTGGGCCAGTCGCTGGTATTCCTAGACAATGCCCTACTGCGCATGGTCGGCACCTCGAAGGTTGCAGTTGATTTTTCCACGCGCCTTGCCGACGGTATCATCAACTTTGGCAAGAGCCTGGACCGGGTCGATCTCCGGCCGCTTACCAGTGAACTTGACGCCTTTGTAGATACCGTCGTCGGTTTCGTCGCCGGTGATGAACCGGAGAAGTTTGCCCAGGTGCTGATCAACTGGACCGGGACCGTTGTCCGCTGGGGGCGCATGAGTATCGAGGCCATCCGACTCGTGCAGACTGGCTGGGGTTTACTTAGCGATTTTCTCGCGGCATGGGGTAAGGCCATACGGCGCTACTTCGAGGTGTTCTGGGGCGACCTGGTGCATGACTTCGAGCTGTACTTCAAGCGGCCGATCTTCTGGGCCTATGAAAAACTCCTCGACCTGTTTGTCAACAAGATGGGGATGGCGACCCGAGGATGGGTTGCCGACCTGGCGCTTGTAAGGGAAGAGCTGCGCAAGATAGGAGAGATTGAGCGGAACGTGTTTGGCGATCTGGCTGATGAACTTGACCCAGACGGTGACCTGCGGAAACGCTGGGATGAATTCAGTGAGCTGTTCAGTACTTTCGGCGACCCGGTGGCTGTGCAGTCCGATGCCGATGCCATTGCCAAGGCCGTCTACACGATGCCAGAAACCATCGTTAACGCACCGGAGTGGACTCTCTGGGATACCATCAAGTCGACGCTCAGTGAGCTCGGCAGCGATGTTTCAACCGGGCTGGAAACCGGACTAGCGAAATATCGGGCGTCGTTAGGCACCCTGGCAGAAGAGACGGCCCAGGAAACTGAGCGCGTCCTTGGCACCCTCCAGAAGAGCCTAGCTGGTGGCCTCGGCACGCTGTTCTTCGGACGTGAAGATGAGAAGGCTCTGGAGAATGCAGCGAAGGTACTGAAAGGCGCTTTTCAGTTTACCGGGGCAGACCAAGAGATATTCGGGCGAGATGGCACGTTGGCC